GGGGAATTGCAAGATTTAGGTTTAGGAGACGACGATGGTAATTTAATATTTTCTACCTTAGGACCTAGACTGCTATCAAAAGTATCAAATGATGGTCTTTCCAATAGCGGTAAAGATAGTTCAAAGAATAAAGGAGATTTAAATAAAAAAGGAAAATGGATAGCAGGTATATGCTACCAACTTAATGACAAAGTCACTCACAATGGAGTAGAGTACATATATACATGTAAAAATCCTATATCCTCTGATGGAACCTGTGAAGTACTTTCGTCAGAATCTAACCAACCACCAGATGGTGAATGCTGGATGAGTGTAGATGACGCTACTAATAACGGTAATGATACACTAATAGAAAGTCTAAGAAAGTTAGACGACAGTAATATTAATAATGAAACAAAAGAACTTATTCGAAGCTTTTTAGATTCATTAAAAAGTGCAGGAGATGGAGAAAATGCTAACAATGCAAACTTCTTTCATACAGGTCCGGACGGAACAGTATATGAGTTGCAAATAAAAGATGATCCAAATTCACCAACAATAGCACCTAGAAGGTTTGCAGTAGCAATAGATCCCTCTGGAGTTGCAGTATTAACAGGTGAAAAATCATTTAGTTCTTCAGTTCAAGTGCTTTTAGATGAAATAAAGTTTAGAATAGATAACCAACTTCCATAACTAAACTATTTATATATATGAAACTCGAACAATTAAGAAAAATTATAAGAGAAGAAGTTAAGTCAGCGATCAAGGAAGAGTTGCAAGATATGCTAAATGAAGCAGTCAAAGTAGCATCTACACCTAGTGTTAGCGCTTTAACTAAAAAGAGTGAGGTTTTACAAGACTATAAGCCTGTAACTCAAAAAGATATTAGTCAAACCTGGTCAACCGGTAAGCTCAACACCGGTACAATTCCTTTAGAAGAAATGCTTAATGCTACAGCTAAAGAGATGTCTAGTGAAGACTATAAAAATGTAATAAATGCAGATTCAACGCAAGCACCTAATTTTGCTAAACGAGCAGCAGGACAGTTAGGTAGACAAGGAGGAGGATCCCCCGGAGTAGATCTATCATCTATACCCGGCCTAAACCTTAGTAAGTCTAAAGCAATTTTAGACGCTGCAATGAAGAAAGATAAAGTAAGACACGGAAATTAGTATAATGGCATTTGAAGTAAAGAAAATAGACCCTTTAGATCTACAACCTAGAAAAGCAGTAGGAGTTAAACTACCTTTTTCCGGTAAGTCAGTATTTAATAGCAACTATACTACTGAAGATGCCTTAAAAACTAATTTAATAAACTATTTCTTAACATCGAGAGGTGAGAGATATTTAAACGTTGATTTCGGTAATAGCTTACAACAGCTACTATTTGATCAATTAACAGAGAATAAAGTAAAGGAGATAGATGCTACTATAAAGGCAGACTTAGCATTCTATTTTCCTAAAGTACAACCAGTAGATATTAGTACTGTTGGTATACCGGATAACAATACTGTTCAATTCTCTATGAAGTATAAAGTAAAAGATACTAACATAGAAGATGAGGTGGTAATTAATTTTGAACAATAATGGCTGAACAAAGAGATATTAAGTACATAAACAGAGAGTTTGGCGATTTTCGTAGTCAATTACAGGAATTTGCAAAGTCATACTTTCCAGATGCTTATAACGACTTTAACGAAACAGCACCCGGAATGATGTTTATAGAGATGGCATCATACGTTGGTGATGTACTCTCTTTTTATCAAGACACACAATTACAGGAAACATTCCTACAACACGCACAAAACCCATCTAACCTATATTCATTAGCTTATATGATGGGCTATACTCCAAGAGTAACAACTGCAGCTTCAACCGACTTGACAGTAGAACAGAAAGTTCAAGCTCTATCCGGAAGTAACTATACTCCCGATTGGGACCAAGCATGTAAAGTACATGAAAGTAGTACAGTTAAATCAACTACAGCAGCAGGAACATCGTTTATATTAAAAGATGCTGTTGACTTTAAATTTTCAAGCTCATATGATCCGACAGCTGTTAAAATATCTTCTGTAGATGAAAACAATCAACCAGCAGAATACCTTTTAACTAAGAAGGTTAAAGCAATGTCTGGGAAAATTAACACAACTACATCTACATTTACAACAGCTGAAAAATTTACAACTATAGAAATAGATGATACAGATATTATACAGATATTAGATGTAGTAGACAGTGACGGTAATAACTGGTATGAAGTACCTTTCTTAGGACAGGATACTATATTTGATGAAGGAGCTAATAACGGTACTGATAGTACCCTAGTACCTTCTAAATTACAACTTAAAAAAGTACCAAGAAGATTTGTTTCTCGATTTACCTCAAAAGGAGTATGTCAAGTACAATTCGGATCAGGAGTTATAGGAGACAATGATGAAGACTTTTTACCTTCTCCTGATATTGTTAAAAGATACGGAGACCAACAAGCAGTAGACCAAATTGATAGGGCATTTGACCCATCAAACTTTTTATTTACAAGAACATATGGCTTAGCACCAAGTAATACAACATTAACTATTAGATACCTTACTGGCGGCGGAGTAGCAGCTAATGCACCTGCCAATACAATCACTGATAAAGATGTAGTTACCACCACAGCAACCGATTCAACATTTCTAACGACATTAACGTTTAACAACGAAAAGCCTGCGTCCGGCGGGAAAGATGGAGATACAGTAGAAGAGTTGAGACAAAATTCTCTTAAATCATTTTCAGAGCAAAAGAGAGCTGTTACTACATCTGATTATAAAGTGAGAGCATTATCTCTACCGCCACAGTTTGGTTCTGTTGCTAAAGCTTACATAACAAAAGAATTTAATCAGAATATAACTAAAAGTCAGTTAACTACTAACCCACTAGCTCTATCTCTTTATACGTTAGCATACGACAACGAAGGCTACCTAGTTAAAGCTGCAGATGCTCTAAAAGAAAATCTTAAAAGATACCTGACGGAATATATGATGATTACTGATGCAATCGACATTAAAGATGCTTTTATTGTTAATATAGAAGTTAAATTTGAGGTACTAACTCTACCTAATTTTGCATCAAGAGATGTATTACTAAACTGTACTAATAAGTTAAAGACTTATTTTAAAACCAGTAATAGAGACATAAATCAACCAATCAATATATCTAATGTGTTTACACTGTTAGATCAAGTGAAAGGTGTACAAACAGTTAAATCTGTTAAGATAAACAACAAAGCAGGAGGTAACTATTCTGCAAATGCTTACGATACAGAAGGAGCAACTAAAGACGGCATACTATACCCATCTTTCGATCCTTGTATATTCGAAGTTAAATATCCTGATACTGATATATCGGGAAGAGTAACAACATTATAATATGGCACTATTTAGAATATATCCCGAAAAAGATGCAATTATTTGGTCAGAACCAACTACAGCAGGACTATATGGTAATGCCGGTAGAGATGAGGTATTAGAGATAGGAGGATACCCGGACATTAATTTAGTCGGTAGAACTAATAGATCACTTATACAGTTTAAACAAACCGATATTACTACGACTATTGATAGTAAAGTAACTGGTGGGTTTAGCGCAAGTCTACACCTATCACTAGCATCAGCAACAGAAATACCCGATACATTTAATATATATGCTTACCCTATATCATCTTCTTGGAAGAACGGAACCGGTAAAAGAAACGATAGCCCAGTTAATAGAACAGGGTGTTCTTGGAAATATAAAGATGTAACTACTACAGAATGGACAGCACTAGGAGGAGATTTTCTAACTTCTGCTGCAACAGCTAATAGTCAATCATTTGATTTGACTTCTACATACGATATTAATATGAATGTTACTACTGCCGTAGAAAGTATGTATAGCAGTTCAATTGAAAATAACGGGTTATTACTTAAGATAGATGATGCTTTTGAAAATTATACCTCAGCAAGTATAAACTTAAAGTTTTTTGGATCTGATACTCATACTATATTTCCTCCCTACCTAGAAGTAAAATGGGATGATTCTGTATACTCTAGTACATTAACTGAATTAGCTACTGATATAGCAACTATAAAAATAAAAAATCATAAACCTGAATATAATGATTCAGATAAAGCTAGATTCAGAATCACTGCAAGACCTAAGTATCCAACAAGAACATTTACAACTTCCTCTATCTACCTAACTAACTATAAATTACCTGAAAACTCTTATTGGGGCATACAAGATGATTTTAGTCAAGAGATGATAGTAGACTTTGATACAACACATACAAAAGTAAGCGCGGACAATACTAGTAGTTTCTTTGACATTTATATGGATATCCTTCAACCAGAAAGATATTATAAATTATTAATTAAAACTACTTTAGATGGAAGCAACATTGTCATAGATAACAATAACGTTTTTAAAGTAGTTAAGAATGGCTAAGAATATATCAATTAAAAAGACTGTATTTCAAAAGGATACTTTTGGAAAAGTAGTAGATAGATCTTTCAAGCAGTTTACTCAACCATTAAGTGTAGATGAAGAAAGAACTATTGAACAGCTCTTTAGTGAGTACGAAAGGCTCTATCTTGATATACCTGCAGAAGGAGAAAATCAATCACATTTATACCTTATTAAGAAAAGTTCAGAGTTAGTAGACTTTGAAAAAGATACAGAGGATATACAACCTCTATTAGACGAAATAGCAACATTAAAAGAACAAATACTGTTTTATCAACAACAGTTATTAGAAGCAAATAAACCTGATATTGAGTAGTGGCAGAGTTTAATTACAACATAGAGCAATTAGAGCTAGAAAGTTTAGCTCAACCTTCTAAGATAACTAAGAAGGACCAGGACCTTATTGGAACATATCAAGTTGAAGGAACCTTTACTTTAAATGATTCTAGAATAGGACTAGGAATATATGCTTTAGATAATACTTTATTAGATTATACACCCGATTATAAAGGATTTACTTTTGAACAAAATAGCGGAACCTCTGGTAATAGAGGTGCAAGCATTGTTACTATAGATCCAATTAAAGATATAAAAGCACTAAATTACGATACCGGGGATGTACGTGTAGTATATAACTTTCTAAATAATTTATACTCAGACACTCAAGCTGGAGGAGAATTTTTTATACAAGAAATATCTAGTGACAGAACTGAATTAAAAGTAGTTAACCTAAAACTTAAAAAAGAAGAAGTAGTTGCTTTTACAGATACCTTAAAGTCAAAATTAGAAGATAGCTCTTTCTTTTCACAGTTTAGAGTTGACCATGGAGATAATGTTTTTACAACGGGTATTAACGTAGATACGATAGAAACAGAGGACGGTATAGCAGTTCTATTAAAACTCTATACTCCCTTAATAGACAC